CTACGTGAACGCGATCCTTGCGGGAAAGCGCACTTCCACCCGGCCCGTCAGCGCGGCCATGCCGAGGTCGGCCCCCTCGATGCGCCCGTCAGAGCGGATCGTCTCGATGCGGTCGAGGCCGTTGGAATAGGTGATCTCGGCCGAGATGACGTTGCCGAGGGGCGAGCCGTTCCGCGTGATCGCGCCATTGAAGTGGCCGAAACGCTGCAGCGCCAGCGAGGTGGGCGTGCCTGCGGCTGTGGTGGCGGCGACGTTCTCGCCCTGAGCCACCAACCGTGCGGTCGCCGGAAGCAGCCCCGACCGTGCCATCTGCCACGACAACTGATCGCAGACGCAGCCGGTGTACATCGCATAGCGCGGCACCTCGGGCATCGCCGTTTCGATGGACATGCTCGGCAGCGTCCAGTTGCCGGACTGGAAGGTGTGGGTCTTGGGCGTCGTGCCGGTGGTCGTGGGCTGACCGAAGGCCGCTTTCAGCCACAGGCCGAAGTTCTCGACATCGATCGGCACGACGACGTCGCCATCGGCGGTGACCGCGTCCTTGATTGGGGCCAGCGGATCGCGTCCCTGGCCCAAGAGTTCCGAGGCGATCAGCGGCTGCTCGGAGCCGAGCGTGGTGCTGGCGAAGGGCACCGTGCGATAGCCCGAGGCGGGCGCGGTGCCATAGACGGTCTCGAACGCAAGCGCCATCTGCGCCCGCGCCCCATGGGCTCGTGCCATCGTAGTCTCCTGTGGTGAAGGGGGTCAGCCGAGCGGGTCGGCCGTGGAATAGTGCAGGACGATCGGGATCACCGCCGCCTTCAGGCTGGCGGCGCCCTCGACCGGCAGATCGACCGGACGCGGCGCTTCTGCCTCGACCCAGTCGCAGAGACCGCCCATTGTGCGGTCGGCGGCGATCGCCGCGCCGATGCTGGCGCATAGCGTGTCGAAGGCTGCGTCACGGGTGGCTCCCTGCACGACCGCCTCGATCTCGGCCCGGTGCTGATAATGGTAGCGCAGCGGTGAAAGCGTCACCTCGGGCTCTCCCGGCTCGCCGTCGCGCAGGATCAGGAGGCCTGCGGCAGGCACGCGCTCGGGCAGGACGTCACCGCGGAGGGCGGTGGCGGACAGCGCCGATAGCCGCGCGTGCAGCGCGGCGAGGATGGTTTCGCGGGGGGTGGGCATGTTTCCGCCTTGGCACGTTAGCGGTTTGCACGGTCAGAGAAGTTCCCTGAAGCTCCCGATCTTCAGTCTGAAACGGTGGTTCGTCGCCCAATCGTCCTTGATGGCGTCAGCGACCTCTACACTTAGCAAACCTTCGACGATCATTTGTCTGGTCAGGTCGACCGTGCCGAGAAGGACCAAGCCATCGCTGATGCGGCGGGCTTCATTCGCAGCACGCCTGTCATCCAGCGCGACGCCGGCCCCAATCGACACCGCATGTGCGATCGTCGCACTTTCGCCGATACCAAGGCGATGCGTACCCGTGAGCTGCCCAAACATCTCCAAGGCTGCATCGCTCTCCACCCGGCAAACTTCGCAGCATCCTGCGGTCAACGCAGCTTCGAACCGCGCCAATTGGTCCCCATAGACCTCCGTGATTTCGCCGACGGCATGGTCTGTCACGAGGAACTGCGGTGAAAGGTTCCGGATCAGATCCATCCGATCGATGCGGAGGAAGTTCACCAGCACAGAGGTGTCTGTGACGAGGACAACGGGCGGAGGATTCAGCATGTTGGACGTCACTCAGCTCGCGCGGCCTCAGCAAGTTCGAGCAACTTGCGCCCATCGACGCCGATGGTCTTACCCACATCCAGAAGGCGTCCTCGCGAAATCTCGCCCAGCCGATAAGCCTCAAGGGCCAGGTGAGCCACGCGGCTCCGAAGCTCTCGGGTTCCTCTCTTGTTGCTGACTGGCGCCTCAATATCCTCGAAGAGGTCCAAGGCCCGCAGGTAGTCCTTTCCCGCTTCCTCTTGCTCGGGAGACAGCAGCAGGTCGCTTTCCGGCTGATTGATGTGGCGCAGGCTCTTCAGTCGATAGACCGCCGCCTGATAGCTTGCGCCGAACCTGTGCGCGATAAACGCGACGTCTTGAAAGCCGATCGTCTGGGAGCGAGGTGCCGGACGCAGCTGGCCCTGTATGCTTCCACCGGTCGCCACATCAAAGACGATCTGATCGGTACGTGCAGGCTGACCCTTGCCGAGCTGTCGCAGCTCTTCCTCGAGACCGGCCTCCGGAAGCAGGAAGGCTGCGGCGAAAGCGTTCGCGCGCTGTTCTATGCGCTCACGGCTGTTGTCGGCGCTGCTCACGCCAACCACACGGTCGCGATCAAGAAGGGCATGCGCATACTCATGCGCTAGTGAGAAACGCTGGCGCGCACGCACATGCGCCGCATTCACGAGCACTGCCATGCCAATGCTCGGATGATGCAGGAACAGTCCTGACATGGTGTGAGGAAGATCCACCACCGATGCCCAGATCCCCTGATCGCCCAGCAGTCCCGCCATGTCGGCAATCGGAGCGCTCCCAAGTTCGAGGCGTCTCCGTTCCTGTTCAGCGACCCGCTCGCCCTGAGCGACAGCTTCCCCGGTCGATCTTGGTACTGGCTCACGGTACGCAGGCGGCCCATCGCGCTCTTCACGCCCGAGCAACTCTTCCAAACTGACACCTTCACGGCAGATCTGCACGCAGCGGTCTACCTCGATCCGGATTTCCGGAGTTGCATCGATGCCAGGTGCAATCCGATGCAGCGCCACTACTACGTCTTCATCCGCGTCCGGAACGTCTGCGAGGAACCAGCTGACTGGCCGACGATAGAGGTCCGCCAGTCGCGCAAGTTCCATGGTGGATACCGCGCGGTTCCCTCCTTCGATCTGCGTGACAGCCGTACGGGGAAGGCCAAGAGCTTCAGCCACGTCACCCTGACTGATTGATGCGAGTTCTCGTGCCTCCCTCAGTCGACGGGACAATTCGATGCGATTCATGACGGGTTCCTCGGTGTGCATGTCGGGCTTCTCCCGGCCCTTGCATGGGCACAAGATAGGCTGCCAGAACCATAACGTCAAATTCTTACTTGAACGTTCGATTGTCACACACCACATCGTCGGCATGCCACCGAAAGGAGGTGATGGAAATGGCAGGCAAGAACCAGCACGTGGTTCGGCGCGAGGACGGTTGGGCAGTCTTTGGCGCTGGGAACAACCGCGACACGGCGCGTTACGGCACTCAGGCCGAAGCAATCAATCGGGCCACCGAGATTGCGCGCAACCAGCAGAGCGAAGTTCTGATCCACGGACGTGACGGCCGGATCCGCGAGCGCAATAGCTACGGAAACGACCCGTTCCCGCCCCGCGGCTGAGAAACGCGCGGAGGACCTTTATGGTCCTCCGCGCGACCACTCGCGCCTCAGAGCTGCCCCTCCACCCAGTTCGCCACAATCAGCCCCGGCACCGCGTCATGCGCCCGCTCCGCGTCCCGCGCGAGGTCCAGCCGCTTCGGCAGCTTGACCTGCGGCACCAGCAGGAAGATCGGCACTGTCACACGGTCCCGGCCGGTCTTCGACCGTGAGGCGACGGCAAGGCCCTTCGTGTTCAGCCGTCCCTCGGCCACCAGCAGGCTAGGTCCCCTGCGTCGATAGATGAACCGCAGGCGCAGGCCTGTGCGGCGTTCCCATTCGCCGGGGGTGATCCGGCCGCCGCGCCGGGACTTGCCTGCGGCGGGGAGCGGGATCGCTGGCCAGAAGCCGTTCTTCGAGCGGATCAGCGGGCCGGTGTCGTGCGCACCGACGATGACGGGGGCATAAGACCAGACCACGGTTGCCGCGTTCAGGCTGGGCGTCGCCTTGGGGAACTGCTCCGACCGGATGGTGCGGGCAAGCCGAGGCCCGAGCCCCGCGCCGGTGATCTGCAGCCGCCAGGCGGCCTTCAGCCCGGTTCCGGCCTCGCGGATCGCGGCCGACACGGCCCGCTCGCCCGCCGCGACCTCGGCCGCCATCATCGCGACGATGTCGGGATCGATGTCGAGCTTAAGTTTCATCACGGTCACGCCGGGCGCAGATCGACGGTCCAGACCAGCCGCTCGCGGTCGCGGACGGGCTCGCCTTGGATGAGGAAGGCGTCGCCGTCGATCTCGATGCGGTCGCCGGGGCGTGGGTTCGCCACCTCGACGACCCGCAGGTCGATCCGGGTGGTCTCGGACCAGAGTCGCGCGTCGCCGAAGTCTGTGACGGTATCGGCACGCCTGGCGACGACACGCACCAGGACCGGCGCGCCGCCATCGGCGATGTAGACCGCATCGCGCCCGATGTTCGGATCGGCGAAGAGCGCGCCGACGGCGGCGGCGAAGGCGCTCATCAGAACGCGCCGTTCAGCCGCACCCGGCCGACCACATCGCCAGCACCACCCGCCACCGCCTCGGTCGCCACGCCGATCAGCGTGTTCGAGGTGGTGACCTTGGTGGTTTGCCGGGCGGTGTTGTCCCAATAGATGCGGTCGCCGACGGCCCATGCCTGGGAGCCGAGCTTCTTCAGCTCATAAACGCCGACGAGCGCGGCTTCGACAGTTTCGCCGAGGGCGGCGGTGCCGGAGGCCACGCCGAAGATCGAGCCGACGAGCAGGCCATCGCCCGATGCGACGGCATATGGCGCGGTCAGGGTGATGGTGTTGCCGGGCTGGACGTAGGTTTTCATGGGAAGGATCCTTGTGGAAAGACGAAGGGCGGCCCGTGAGGACCGCCCGTGTGTCAGGGTTCAGCATGGGGTGCCGGTTACGCGCCCGGGTTCTTGTAGAGGCCGCGCCAGTCGATGGCTTTGGCGCCGAAGTCGAGGCGGCACTTGATCTCTACCCCGTCGACATCGAAGCCGTTGCGGGTCTCGATGTAGGCGCCCTGCTGGCCCTCGAGATAGGCGTATTCGATGGTGTCGATCTGGTTGGGGCTTGCGGCCAGATACCAGGCGGTGGCGCTGGCCGCGTCAAGGCGCGGCTCGCTGATCGGCGAGAGCGTCCGGATCGACTCCGGCACCACCTTGGCGCTGTCGGCGGGGACGAGGTTCTGGGCCACCAGCTGTTCTGCTTTCAGTTCCAGCGCGGCCGGGACGATCAGGAAGGCCGGGCGGATGTTCAGCACCGTCTTCTTGTCGAGGCCGGTCTGCAGGGCCATCGCAGCCCGGGCCGCGCCGACGCTGGCGACGTCCAGGGCGGCACCGGTGCCTGCGAGGTTCTTGTGCGTGGTGTGGAACAGCGCGTTGCCGTCGGCCATGGCCGGGTTCGAGGTGATGATGCCCCAGACAACGTCGCTTTCCAGCTGGGCGATGGAGTTGCCGTACATCGCCGGGATCCGGGTGAAGGCGTCGAGATCGTCATTGATCAGCACCTGCCGGGTGATCGCCACGACGCGGCCATAGGTCTTGACCTTGTAGCTCTCCTTGCTCTCGCCAAGCGTCCCGCGCTTGAACTCGCCGCTTTCGCCCACTTCGAGGAGTTGCGGCGCCTCGCCCAGTTGCACCCGGTGCATCGACTTGAAGTCGGTCGCCAGCACCTGGCGGCAGAAGAGCGCGAAGGTCCGGGGATAGGCGTCATAGGCCTGCCGGAGCGTCTTGTTGGTGACGGCCGACAGGATCTCGGGGAAGTCTGAGGTCGAATGCAGCGCACGCGTCGCCACCTCGTCGCGCGACAGGCCGCGCGTGTTCACCCCGGCATTGCCGAGGCTTTCGCGGGCGAGTTCCAGGAGCGTCATGCCGCGATACTGGCGCGCGGCATCCTCGAGCGGAAACAGCGTTGGGCTGTAGCGGTGCAGGAGCGCGTTCGCCACCGCGTCGCGGCGGGTGATGCGCTCGTCCCGGCCACCGAGGGGGACCGAGACATGCGGGAAGGTCCGGGTCTCGTCCGACTTTGCGGCGACCTGGTCGAGGATCAGGCGGCGGGACTCGTCCACGCTGACGCCGCGCTTGACCAGATCTTCGGCGAAGCTGCGTTCGAGGCTCAGACGGCTGGTCAGATCGTAGATCGTGGAGACGCGGTCGCGTTCGGCCTCGCGGGCGCGGGTGGCGATGGCCTCGCTGTCGGGCGCAGGCGCCGGCTCCGGCATGCGCGCGGCGGTCGGTTCGGGGCTCGCCGGGGCCGCGACGGGCTGCTGGCGGGTGTCATTGCTGGCGGGGACATCCCCGGCCACGGTGGTCGTGCTCTCAGGCATGGATGCCTCCTTTTGAATGCGGGTGTCGACGATCTCGACGGGATAGCTGGCCTGATCCGCGGCGCGGACCTGCGCGCGGGGATCGGCGGGAACGGTCACGAAGCTGACTTCCAGCGGGGTCCAGCGTTCGACAATGCGTTGCTCGACCTCGCCCTTCGCGGCGGGCTCGACCACCTTCACCCTCTCAATGGAATAGCCCACCGAGACGTTGCGGATGATGCCGTCGCTGATCAGGCCGAACATGCGGTCAGCGGCCTGGTCGAGCCCTTCGCGGGGGAAGCGGATGGTGGCCTTGCCTTCCTTGCCCTCGATCCAGGCGCGCTCGACCACGCCCACCTGCGAATGCGAGGACCAGACCGAATGGCTGTCGAGCGCCGGGGCACCGGCATTGAGGCGCGTCAGGTCCACCGCCCTGTCGCTGACCTCGAGGATTTCGTCGAAGGGAACGGAGGTGTCCCAGCCGGTCCAGCGCCGCCGCCGGACGGCCGCGCCGGTGGTGAAGACCACGTCGACCGAACGGGCCTCGGTGTTGACGGTCGCAGGCAGGATGGGCGCGCGCCGCAGCTGCATCGGCAGGGCGACCGGGGCCGCCATCATCGTGTCGGGCATGGCCCTATTCCTTCTCTGGTTCGGATGCGGGGGCGTCCGGGACACTGGTCGGCTCGCCCGCCTGCGCGCTGCCGGTCTTGGTGACGCGGCGCGGATCGCTGTCGAGCACGAGGCCGAGGCCATCGAGCTTGGCGTTGGTCGCGGCGATTTCCGCGAGAACCGCGTCCGGGTTATGGCCCTGCCGGGCGATGGCCTGCGCCAGCGTCATCGTGCCTGTCCGGATCGCCAGCAGGTCGGCCATCGCGTCCTTGTAGGGATCGACGGCGTCGAACTTCGGTGGCGACCATTCCACCGGCACGTCAGGGATCGGGATCTGGCCCGCTGCCCATGCGGCCTCGGTGAACCAGCGCCAGACCGGCGCGCAGAGCATAGGAATGAAGAGCTGCCACTGCACGGCGTCGATCATCCGGCGGAACTCGACGAGCCCGGCCCGGATCGAGGAATAGTTCACCTGGCTGAGGTCCCCGGTCAGCAATTCATAGGGCACCCGGAACCCGGCCGAGATCGTGTGCAGGCTGGCGCGCTTGTATTCGCCGTAGCCGCCCGTCGCCGAAGGTTGGTTGAACCGGATGTCCTTGCCGCCGCGGGCATAGGCGATCAGCCCCGGCTCGAACTGCTCGACCCGGTTGCCATCGGCATCGACCACGGAGGGCGCAATCCCCTGCTGGGCCTCGTCGTCGCCAAAGACGATGGCGGTGACGCAGGCCTCGGTCTTCTTGCGGACCAGTTCGGCCACCTCGTAATCGTCGAGATCGCGCAAGCTGCGGATCACCGGCGCGCCCCAGGGGACGCCGCGCGCCTGCGTGCGCTGCTTCTCATAGACATGGGCAATCTCGGTCGCGGGGACCGGGCGCGACCCGAGCCCGCCCTGCAGCGCGCCCCAGGCATCGCCGGGGTGCTCGCCATGCAGCCAATAGGCCCGGCGCTTGCCTACCGGATCGAACTCGATCCCCTGCACCAGCCGAGCACCGCCAAGGACGCCGGATTTCGTGGCGTCGAGGAAGTCCGCCTCCAGCACCTGCAATTGCAGCGGCACCGGCAGGCCATCGCTTGCCCGCCGCAACCGGCGGCGCACCAGGACCTCACCCGCCTCGATCATCTCGCGGCAGATCAGCGTCTGCAGACCGTAGAAGTCGAGCTGGCCATCGGCATCGCACTCCGCTGTCCACCGCTCGAACAGCGCATCGACCGTGCGGTCGAGCTTGTCGTCGCCGCTGGCGGCGCGCGGCATGATGCCCGCGCCGATGATGTTGTTGACCAGCACTGCGACGGCTTTCGCCGCATGCGGGTTGTTGCGCACCAGATCGCGCATGCGGTCGCGCAAGAGCGCCCCGGCCACGCCGATCTCGGTATCGGCGGAGGATCCCGGTGCGCGCCAACCGTCCGTGCGCCGTCCCTTGGACGCGCCATCATAGCCGCGCGTCAGGGTTTCGAAGGCCTGCCGCGCCAGCACTCGCCGGGCCGCCATCCGGGGTGCGACCGAAGCAATGGCATGGTCCATCCAATTCGCGGGCAT